ATTATCTATCCCTGCTTTAAACTTCTTGTTAGCTTCCTGAAGATTAGAAAGCTCAACCTTAGCAACTGGTCTCTCAGCAGTAGATATCCCCATCACAGCAGGAGTGATTCCCACTGCACGGTCAGCATATGAATTAATCCTATCTTCTTCTTGGAATGTTTGGGCGTAAGAACCTGGGTGTTGGATTATCTCAATGTTGCCAGTCAACTCGCCCTGTACGGGAATAGATTTCCCTGGCGACATCCTGAGATTATCAAGCCCCATTCCTGCCCTAACAAATATCCATGGGGCATTCTGTAGGGTTATGGTATCAAGCCGTTGGTTCGTAATCGTATCGGCTACTTTTTGTAGAGGTTCGAGAATCTCGCAGATTCCTTCACCATCAGAACAATATTCAGTTGGATAAAAAACGAAATCTTGGAAGGGTCGGAATTTCTTAAAAAGCGGGTTATAAATACACCTTAAAATAGCCCCTGAATTTCTATGGTAACTAACGATAATGTCATCTTCCGTGCCCTCCTCATCAACATCATAGTACATGTGCAGTTGCCAAATCTCATAAGGCTTCTCATAATCTGTCTTTTCGATTTCTTTCTTTTGAGCTTCTGCCCGACGCTTCGTAGCCTCATCAACCTCGTCTGGCTGAACCAGTTTTTCAACTTCTTTCTTATCGTACTCTTTCTTCCTCACTTTTAAATCAATTTGAGGCTTCCTGAGTCTCACCCTGAACCCACACATATAGGCATCATCAATACTCGTAGCGTCAGAAGACATCACCCAATCACTTCTCGGGATGGGGTAGATATTCGGCCCAGTATAAGTCTTATCTACACGCTTAACTAATTTACTTGGAGTTCCCTTTCCCGAATATTTCTTAACAGAATTATCTTTCAGTTCAGCAGGAGTGGCATAAGCCATACGCTCCTCTTCAACCTCCTCATTAACAATCATTACGATACCAGTTCCAGTTTTTATACACTCAAGGAGAGGAGAGAATAACTTCTTTTTAAGCTGAAGAATATTCTTCTGAAACCAGTTAAGTTGGTCTTCAAGCTCCTTGTCAAACCCAATGAACTCCTTATTCTGTGCTTTTGCTATCCAGAGTTTTACTTTATTAAATATTGCATCTATAATTCTTACGAAGATAGCATCGGTATTAGATCGGGTGAGGGGAATTGCCACGTTTGCGCAGTTTTCCCACGGGAATGACTTGGGTTCTCTCTTGCCCCGATACTGGTCATGCCAGTAGGGGAGCTTGTCTATGAGGTCTTTCTGGTTCTTTAACTCTTGGTCTAGGGTTTCGCCGACATGCCTAGAGAGTACATCCCTGAGTTTGTCACCAGATTCCATCTTTCGGTCAAGATTGACCTTAAATCCGCCTTTAAATTCAGGTGCGTCTTCTTTTGGAGTTTTTTTGGTTATTTTTTTCTTTTTAGGCATTTATTTCTTTCTTTTTCGCTTTTTCGCCCTTTTCTTGCGTTTTCCCCGCTTCATAAGGTCTTTATTCGGGGTATTATCAAATGTACTTCTTATTGTACTCAAATTACTTCTTTTTTGCCCTAGAAAACCCATAAATCCTCTTGAAACTTGCGGCAGAGAGGCTTTTGTGCATTTTCCTAACCCTAGCCTTCTGTTTTGGGTTTAAGTCTTTGGCAAATTTCTTTGGACTGGCATGATATCCAGAAGGTAAGTGTCCCATTCTACTCCTAAAGGCACTAGCCCCACCAGCTCTCTTAAGTTCCCTTCGAAGCCTGAGTGAATATTTTGCTTTCTTTTTGGGCATTACTTCTCCTCTCTTGTATATTCAATTTCATATTTGCCCGTGTCTAACGGAGTAGAATCGGTAATGGTAGTCCATGTATCGGGAGCATCGGTAATTGTAGTAAAATCAGTAGTTTTTATTTCTGATTCAATCCATACAGATGGTAAATTTACCAAGGGTTCAGGCATCCCTTGCTGACAATATGGGCAAATCACTTCTTTTTCACCCGCTTCGGGAGTTTCTTACCCCTTGACTCTTTTAGATGTTTGTGTAATACGGCCAAGGCCATTTTTGTCCTACCCTTCTTGCCCTTCTTCTTGCGTGTTAATTCTGCCCCGAACAGCTTTTGCTGTTTTCTCGACTTGATTGGGGTGTGTTTCTTATGTTTGCAAGGCATAGTTATGTTTAAGCTACTACTTCCCTCAATCTTTTAATGTAGCTTTGTGATCCCTACTCGTTGCCGAGTCGCCGTCCCTGTTTATTTAATATCTTCAAAAAATATCAACGGCATTGTTCTTTCAATATTACCAACACCGACATACCCACCATCACCGTAAAAAAACTCAATCCCCTCTACCTTGGTCGCTTCTTCCATCTTTCGCTCAATAACCCGAAGCTCCCTCCAGAACTCATCATAAATACGCTGGTAGTCATCACAAAACGGGAGCAACTTTTTTCTAAGCGACCTTGTGTTCTTTACTTTCAAGATTCTTCACGCTTCTTAAGATTTGTTCCCACTGTTCCTCACGCTTTTCACGTATAAACTTCAAGGCAGGAGATTCCGTCTTTGGTTTCTTCTTGGACTTATACATTATTTAAGATTGTTCTTCCACGCAAACTGGGCACCTATATCCTCCTCCACTGATTTCCTTCCAACCCACCTTTCTTATTTGAGAACGAAATTCATCGTAGTATGCGCCCTCTTCTTCGGTTACATAATTTGAACAGGAATCACATTCGACAAAATATCGGCATCCCAATGTATCAGAAATCAAGTATCTCACCCTTACGCATGGTAACTATCCCCATATGCTCTCTGCTAACTTCTCGTGTTTTCTTACGTCTAATGATTCTGCGTTAAACTGTTCGTTCCTTATAATATAATCCTTTTTTATTCTTTTTACGGCACGGAATAAATCCCTAAAAATGCGCCTGTACAAAAAACGATACAATTTTTTATCGGTAGTAAACAAAAGTCCCCTTCGGTTTTTCCAGAGCTTCAATAGAACTTCCTGTTTCATGTCATCCCAATATTCTTTTAAATCTGGGTATTTCCTCGCAGACTGCATGTCAATCAATGGGATTAATGCATTAATTAATCCTTCAAATACTTCATCACTTTCACTCCCCACGTACTGTTGAGCCAAATGTTCTATTTCTTCTATTTGATACATTTTTTACCCTTCACTTAACTAAGGTCCACTTGTTGCAAATAAAGAGGATAGCCTCCCCGTGAATTTCACGTTAAAAATCATGAAAAGCGCACGGGAACATCTCCCTACTCTTATTGTCTACGGAAATTTCCCCGAATGGGGATATTTGGAAGGTTTTTTACGTAAGTGTAGTTAAATTAAGGAAAAGTTTTGATGGAATTGTTGACAAGAATTGGTCGAATGACCTATTTTATTAGTCTAGCACGATAGATTCGGGGCAAGTAATATACTTCTCCTATCTCTCTATGAGTGCTCACTTATTTGCCACGATTTTCAACTATGGGCTTCATTGTATCACTCATTCTTTTCTGCCAATGTTTAGGCAAATGGCAGGCATTTAAACATATTAAATCACCCGATGATTCCTTGAGGTGTGCAGTACATTCTGGACATGTATATTCAGATAATCCCAGTTTCTCAAAAACACTTCCTTTAAAATTCGGGTCTTTTTTTGCCTCGTCTTTATTAAATCCAAACATCTTTCACCTCCGTTGGTTTATTAAATGACCATGATGCGACCCAAGATTTCCACCAGGAAAAGGTTGCCTGGCCTCCATTTTCACCCCCTGTTTATCCAGGATAATACTGTACGCCTGGTTCTAGTGTCTGCGAAATCGCTCCCCTTATCATCATGCGCTTATCCCAGGGCAACCCATTGAATCCTTTAACATAGGTCACCTTAGTAAGTACGTGTTTTTTCAGCGAGGAATCGTAGGTATACTCAGCATCATAATAACGAGTGGGATGAAGCAACCTTGAATTATCGCCAGATAACTTCTTTGTCCCCGAAAGCAATAAGCCAGCCCCAGTTAATCCTAAATACTTTAAAAAATCTTTACGCTTCATTTTTACCTCCTATTATTTGCCCATCTAATTCTTTAATAAGTGAGCGAATGAAATCTTTCACTTGGTCTAGGTTAAATGTTTCGTAGTATAAATAATTATAAAGCTCGGTTGCTTTTTCCTCTATCCACTTCTCCTCCTTCAAAAATTTAATTAGCTTTACTTCTTCTGGCTTACTCATCCTTGTCTCCTGTCTACCTTATTAGATTTCGGGGCAATCTCAAACCCCTCTTCCCATAGCCACTCTATAAAGAAATCTATAAAATAGATCGCCTCACCCAACTCATCGTAGTAACGGAAGTCATCCCAAAACTTACCCAGTAACTCCCCAGCTTTCTTTTTGTTCATAATACCTCCTATCGCCATATATGTCAATTTCGTGGCATGTAATAATTACCCATACTTATTAACATCTATGCCGATTACTTACACCACAAATACCCCACTCAGTAACTCTACATGGTGTAAATGTGACACACTGTGTCCCAAAAACGCGGGCAATAGTAAGCCTCACGCCAATATAAACACCAAAAAAAACACCCCACAGATAACCACGCCCCACAAAACACAGATGATCGCTATCTGAAGAGTTCGCTTGAGTTTTGCCTTCATTTCACCTCCTCTAGTTTACATAATAGTCGTCATTGTTTACTCGGCGATTTTTCTTATCTATTTTATCATAATACTTTTTCATTTTCTTAATATCCTTGTACATTATCAAACAACGCTTACATGTAACATGTTGCCAATCTGTGGTTAAATCAGCGAAAGCACCAATGCCACAAATAGACTTCCCATTACAATAACAATGTAATTTAGTAGACATAATAGTCGTTATGCGACTCAATCATATTCTAAAACTAATGTTACCCTCTCAATTTGGTGAGGTGGAAAATAATCCCGCTCAACCCTGCCTTCAGTTTTTCCCCATTGAAAAATATATCCATTGGAAAGATATTCCTTTATTTTCTTTTCTCCTTCTGCTGCATCTTCAACTTGTTCTTCAAATTTGTCGGGGTCTGTAAGGTCATTTCTTTTTAGTTGAATAACTACCTTTGTGGATATTAATTTACTCTTTTTTGTCTTCATTTAAACCTCCTGTCTACCGCATTAGATTCGGCGGGTAAATCCTAAGTCGTTATGCGACACTAATTTAAGGAGTACCCAAACCTCCCTCGCCACAAGGTTTAATCTCAAACTAATGGATTGAGAAGTCTCGTTGGCTAATCCGAGATCAAGGACTTGGATACTCCCAATCATTGATTTGCCTCAAAAAATGCTTCCGCAAAACCAGATGGGGTTATAGAGCGAAGCATTGGCCTGTCTTTAGATGGTGGGATGCGACACTGTGTTTTTTCTCAAATGATTCTTTGCATTTTTTATCCGAACAGTATCCACCCCTCCTTTCTTTCCCACAAACCTTACAATATCCATAATAGGGTAGCTTGTCTAATCTATCGTATTTTTTCTGGGTAATATATTCATAACTATCAGCGAAGTCTTTACTTCCCAACATCCCGTGTCCACCACTCCCCACCCAAGCTAATCCACATTCTTTAGCTGCCTCCCTCTCGGCATTCGACTTCTGCCAATCTCCATATCTACTACCATCCTGAAATCTCTTTACCCAATTTGCTTTATATTCAGACCAACAATCCTTGCAAATATATTCAGGGTCAAGTGGTTCTGGTGGGTCATAGGAGCTACAACCAAAATTGGTATATTGGTCATAAGGTTCACATAATCCTCCACCCCAAGCACAAATTTCCTCCCATTTCTCACTCATCTTCACCTCCTAAAATCGTGGCAATTCTAATATACTCCCCATAGAGTGCCTTGTCAAGCGTTACTTGCCCAAATCTACCGCGTTAGACAAGAGATCAGGGTTCTCGTAGATGTTGCCGATGATTTTCACATCCTGACTATCAATCATCCCCCACTCTTCACCATGCTCCCATGACCACGCTCCAATGCCTTCATGCCACTCGACAACACCTTCATCTCCATAACTGTCATAAGCAGGGTCGCTTTTGTCTCTTGGGAATGTCTCTTTAACAACATCCCCCTCATAAATCTCCTTACCATTTTTGTCCCTTAAGCCTGTATATTGCACGAGGTTGACTTCGCTAGGAAGATAGATTCTATAATGGCCATCAACATCCTGATAATGCCATGCCTTAATAGAGGCTAACTCACCATTTCTAGCAAAGGTTAAACCTATGGTTTCCATCATTTTTTTCTTTTTATCCCAAGCCCTAAACTTAATCTCTCTCATGGTACCTCCTGGTTTCGCGGCATATTTACACTATACGCCCCCATACCACTACTGTCAAGTGTTTTATGCCGTAACCCCCCTAAAGAAGCCTTTTCCCCTGATGTTCAATTTTCGGGCATGTCCACAATCCACATACACCACCACTTACTGAACACTACACTTGAACCACATGCCGATACTCGGGGGCAACCTTAAAATAATACCCCCTCTCTACCCTACTTAATGTAGAAGGATCATACTTAAACCTAATACAAAATTCCCTAAGTGTTAAACCCCTCTTTATCCTCTGCCTTTTTAAATACCACCCTATTAGCTTGTATATCATTTCTTCCTCCATACTATAATATTCACTCCCCCTTACCCCTTGTCAAGTAAAAAGACCCCAATATGCCCCTTTACTACCCCACTATATTATATATGCTAGTTTTGGGGCTTACGCCGATGAGCTACTTACCTATGATAAAAAACAGAAATGGGGGTTTTGGCTCTACTTAAAAGCCTTGAGGGGTAAGCGTACATTATAAGGGGTAAGCTCTGTGTTATCTATCATTTGTAGTTGACATAATAACTGTTATCCGACACTGCTCAACAGGGGTAGCTGTGTCGGAGTGCGGGTGTTGGGGGT